TTCCAGATATTTCTTGGCATCATCCACGATCTTCTCTACGTCTTCCCTACCAAAGATAGCCTCCCAGCGCCGTGCGTACTCCTCTTCGGACACACTGAATGGGCGAGGACTGCTGCCTTTGCCGCCATCTGACTTGCTCATAGATCCTCCTTAAATTGAACAAATAGCACAACCTTCATTGCGCTCTTTTCCACCTTTAGATGTCCAGATACTTTTATTGATCTCTTCACTCAGCCAAAGTACCTTCTTATACTGCTCTCGACCAAAGTCGTCATGGTTAAAAGCCTTCTCTTTCCACTTATCCCCACCAGCTAAACAAGGAAAGCAACCAACACGATCAAAGCCTTGCTTGTAGAGTGGGTTTTCTTCGCCGTTTAAAAGCTCAAATACTTCTTTAGATGACCACTCAAGAATAGGCATTTTGAATTGTACCCCAAGTTTAGCAAGGTATTTAGGATACTTCCTTGGCAACACCTCGTGAGGAGCATATAGGGTATCGTCTGTCTTTCCTGCATATCGTTTGGAACGCTCGGAACTTTCGTCTAAGCGCATACCATACCATACCTGTACTGGGCCATTGGTTTCTGCAAAAGATTTCAAAAAGATCTTAGTCTCTCTAATCTTTAACTCATCTGTACAGTGCCTAGCGCCTCCTCCCGGAAAGCGTTTGTATTTCAATACTTTCTCAGCAACGCTGCCACCTGTGATCCTAACAATATCAACTTTGTATAGTTCTTTCAGGTTTTCAATGTGTTGATAAGTCAATGGATGCTCAAACTGAGTATCACAAAACAAACCTAACACATTATCAGATCCTACTTCCTTGCAAGCTAACTTTAAGCAGGCTTGAGAATCTTTACCGCCCGATACTGGCACAATTACTTGTTTCATCAGTAATCTTTCTTTGAAGGAATTACGCCTCTAACACCACCACGAGGGTTATCAACATCCCCTGCGAATCGTGGAATGATATGGAAATGTACATGGTCTATGGTTTGTCCTGCGTTAACTCCGTTATTTACTCCAATATTAAAGTCAGTCATTCCTTCATTAGTTAACACTGTAATTGCAAGTTCAAGAGCATCTCCAAGATTTTCCCATGAATAGTTTAATTCTCTTAAAGAACTAACATGAGAAGTTGGAACGAGTAAATGATGGCCTTGCGATACTGGATACAAATCTTCAATCAATTTCCACTGATCGTTTATCACTAAACCTTTCCGATCACAAAATGGACAGGTCATAGATCCTCCAGTTTAACTTCGTACATTCTACCAGTATCCACGTCATATCGCAGGTCACAGGCTGGCCCCGTGAGACCGCTGTAGCGGTTCTTCGCCACTGCTACCTTGGTGGTGTGCCTCTCGGTAGCATCTGCGCTCATGGAGTTACGCTCAAGGGTGATAACAGCGTCTGAGAGCTGTGCAATCGCTCCTGAGCCACGCAGTTGACTCAGGGACACTGCTTGCCCATCCTCGTGGCCTTGGTTACCGCTAGGACGTTTCAGGTGCGAGACAACGATCAAAGTAATGTTGAGTTCCTGCACAAGTGTACGCAGGCGAGTCATCATCACATCGATAGCCTTACGCTCATCCCCAGAGTCTTGACCAGAAATAATAATAGACAGGTGGTCAAGGAAAACAATACGACAATCGCAAGCTTTCGCCATATACCGGATGCGGTTAATAATGTTATCGGCAGAAGTGCTACCGAAATGGTCAAATAGGAAAATCCGATCAGTGCCAAGAGTGTGTTTAAAAGCATCCTCAAGCTCCTCAGTTGATACCTTGGTGTCCGGAAGGTGAAGGAGTTTATTGGCCTTCAAGCTCATAATGCTCCGGGCAGTCTTGCGTACAGATTCCTCCAAGAACATACCGCCGATATTCCACTTCGTGGTGTTCAGGATATGGTAGAGGATCTCTCGCAGGAATTGACTCTTACCCAATCCAGAGCCTGCGGTGACTGTAATCAACTCGGCAGGTCGGAACCCATACAGCAGAGAGTTCAGCCCCTTAAAGGGATACAGAGCCTCCGCAGGTTGCTCTGGTTTGCTTACTTCATCCCAGAGTGACGAGGCAGCAACAATTCCGTCAGGGACATACGTTTCAGCCTTCCACCAAGAATCGACAAAAGACTTCGTTTCACCAGATTTAAGATAATCACAGGCATCCTTACAGGTTTGAATATGTTTAACAATCTTCGCTTTAGCACCAAACAGTTCTGCTACTTCTTCTGCGGCCTTCTTTCCGGGTTCATCAGCATCAAAACAGATCACCACGGACTCGAAAGAATCCAGCCATTCAAAGTTAGCCTTACAGTCCTTTAGGGCACTCTGTGCGCCATTCTTGATCGATACCACAGGCCACTTGCTGCCCAGCATCTGGAAGGCCGCTAGTGCGTCCAATTCACCTTCCACCAACGTGACGTACTTACCACCCTTGTGAAACAGGGATTGTCCGAACAGGGTAGTCTTCCCCCAAAGCCCCTCCACAGAGAAGGCTTTGTTAGCCACTGTACGCACCTTGGAGGCCACATAAGCCCCGGACTCATCAGCATACGGATAGATGTGCTTCTGGCCTGTCTGAGTGACCTTGTAGTGCTCGCAGGTGTCTCGGGTTATCCCTCGGTCTGGGATCGGTTTAACTTCGCCTTCTGTTTTCATCTCTGGCTTTGGTTTCGGTTGATAAGTGCTTTCTTCGTCTGAGGATTCAATCACACCACAGGCAAAGCAGTAGGTGTGCCCATCTGAGTAGAGAGCATTAGCGTCAGAGGATCCGCAGTGCTCGCAGGCGATGTGCTTGATGAATTCTGAGGTGGTTTCATGAATCACGTGTTCTTCTCCTTCAAGGCTTGCTCGACCATGCGTCCAAGGCTGTACTTTTCCCCTTCGTGCTGTTGCCCGTAGATCATCAGCATTTCCTCATCCGTCAGCCCAACCCATTCACGCTTGCCCATCGCGTTGACCGCCTTGTCTACGCTGGACTGCATTTGATGTTGCATCCCGTCAATAAAGCCGTGTTCGTAGTCTGCACCTTTGTTTAAATACGGCTTCTTTCTCAGGATTACTTTGTTTGGATCAGTCGGATGGTCTTCAAAGTATGCGGCGCTCATGTGTTCTTCTCCTTGAGTTTGGCTTCGATGGCTCGGGCAAATTCTGGAAGGCAAACGGTTTTGCATTCGTGTTGGTAGTCGTAGTACTTCATCATGTCCTTCTCAATCTGCAAACACTCTGATCTCGTCAGCCCAACCCATTCACGCTGTGGTTGTGGGGTGGCTGTCATGCGTTTTACGCAACCAACACAGTTTTGGTCGTAGTACACAGCACCAAGCGTGTGCGAATCGTGGCAATAAGGACAAGCCGGCTCCTGCTTCTCAGCCTGCTCTATGGCTTGGCGTAGGGCAATGCTGGCATCATCAATTTGCTTTTGGCATCTTGGGTCATCTACAAAATCCTCTAGAACTTCCAGCGCCTGTTTCATTGCTTCTATGCTCATGTTTTCATCCTGTTTATCAGCAATCTGCCTTTTACGCCATCCTTGGGCTTTTGTAGTCATTGCCATTTCCTCATCTGAGCCTTGATCTCCTGCAGGCATATCTCTGCCCCTACCCCATAGTTTTCATGCGATTGTAGGGTGGTTTTAATCGATTCTAGGAGCATTCGATTAGATACCGCTTCCTCGGCACACTTCAATAGGAAAGATTCCTCTGGCAATGTGTATTCCATGATGACTTTCATAGGTACTCCAGTGTCACTTAAGTGACAGTTTAATGATGGTTAAGACAAACACAAAGAGAGACAAAATCATAGTTCTGAATCCTTAATTTTGGATTCTTCACGCTGAATCTTCATGTTTCCCACGTCTGCAAGGACGTTATCCATGCCGTATTTGTCGAAAATATCCACGATGTCATTGATCGTAGACCAATACCACGATTCCTCAATCAATTGCATCAATTCTTCTTGACTATCGTTTTCCATGACTATCCCCTTTTACTTTAAAGTTAATATAAGACAATAAACATTAATGATTTATTAATCAATAATGTCTTCTATGCTTCTATGTACTCTATAGTTATTATATAGTACATCTTCTGTCCCTTCGGTGCTCAGGTCATCATCATAGTCCCTACTGGTCATAAGGTCTTTACGTTCAATGACAGGTACTGTTCCCTTGATGTCATCGAAACACCTGTTACACAGGTCAACAAAATCATGGGTGAATTTGTTGCGCCTAGTGGCCTCAAAATCGTTCAATAGCGTATCGCAGGCTTTGCAATGCATGATTATCCCTTCTTCAATTCGTTGTGGGTTTCTTCCCACGTTTTGCGGGTATCGTAGGCGATCATCGCAGTCCCTGCAAGACTGTACCCCGGCAGTGCCTCATGCACCGCAGGCCCGAAACTACCGCACCATGTGCAGGAAGTGGTCATCAATTCCGGGTCATTTGGATCCTCCGTCACGCAAATTGACGTATTCCCGCACCACGGGCATCCAAGCTCAGAATTTAAGTGTTTTACCATGTTTTTCTCCATTAGGCTACCCACCCCTAGGGCAGGCAAAAATAATCGCTCAAAAGCCCGTTTAAGGGCCTTCCTGAGGCTATTCTATGGCTGTCTCTGCCTCCATTACAGTCTTAATGGCCTCAAGTAGTGCTAAACCCTCCGTTCTGGTCAATTTAGCCCATACGTGTCCACCCATTAGGTGGATAGATATATCCATGCCATCATCGACCTTGCCGATGTTGATTGATTTAAACCCAGTGAGCCTCACTGTAATATCTTCGGTCATTCTTCAATCTCCAATGATTCGTCTTCGGTTACTTTGATATTGACAATTCGAGCACCCTCGAATATCTCTACAATATCAAATTCAATTCCAGCATTGTCCAACAGTTTATACAATTCTTTGGCGGTCATAGTGGTGCATCCTCAGCGTCAGATGGATAAGGGACAAAACCCTTGGGGTCTTGATAGGGTTTCAGGGGTTGAGTCGGAAAAGGCCAGTATGGGTCGCTCATGCTGCCTCCAAAACAGTGTCCACACAATTTTCAATAAAATCCTGTCGTCTATTTATTGGAATGGCAAAAACAGTCCCGAATTGTCGGTTTACGTGAGCACGAACCGCCACAGGCAATGCTTCCCACGCCACTATGCCCGTGCCCCCACAATTTCCTTCTAAATAGGCTTCTGGCTGTTTGTTTTCGCTCATGTAAATACAGTCTGTCGTGTTCCCAGCTTCATCAATGACATGGATAATTGCGGCAATGCTTCCCTGTTTAATTGTGTATTTCATGCTTAAACCTTTGATCCATCAAAACAGAATGAGAACCCACGCCCATCGGCGCTGTCACCGTAGCGCATACCGTCCAACGTCCACGGTAGTTTGTACTTGGCAACCAGAGCCTTGACAGCCTCAAAATGCACGTCTACGCCGTCCAAGGCGTGATTGTATGAGACAACAGCAGAAAACCCCTTGATGCTACCAAAACCAGCGGTGTAGGCTTTGATGCGTGACCCACGGGTGTTCGTTGGGCCGATATATTTTGTGTGAATGGCGATCATTGCTAATCCTTTGCAAGTGTGAATCGGTGCGACAGTGCACCCGATAGCCCCCATCAGAGGCTATCAGTTGACCTGTTACATTGTGGCCTGCAAGGCCTCAATCATACCCTTGGAATGATGCCATTGGTCAGCCGTGGCAGGCTTCCATTCGTGCGGATATTGCTCGTTGAACATATCCCGTGCCTGAGTCCAACCATGACGGCGGATCATGCCCATCATGCGCTCATATCCATCAAAAAAGGCGGCAGGCTTGGTGGTGACAAAAGACTGATTCATGGTTTCCTCACTTGGTTAAGATGTCAAAGTATGCCAGTGCCGCCATTGTCAGGCATAGGCCGACGGCGATGGCTAGGATGACATCAGCGCATTGATTGATCTTTTGAATGGTTGAGTCTTTCATGGTTCAGTAATCCAGAGAATGTTTATTCACGTACTCAGTCTTAGACCATGTAAGGTCGTATTCGTTGACCCATCCGTCAATATTGTGGCCCTCTGCCAATTCTCTCAATTCAGCAAGGGCAGACGATACCGCCTGATCGGTGGTGTTATAGATTAGTGTAATTATGAAAATCTCTTGCTGTTTTGCTTGATCGTAAACTGCTAGTTTTTTCATGGTGTGTGCTCCGTGTGTGTGTGTTTGATGGTTTCATTGTAGCCAGCCCCGAAGGGCTGACAATAGGTGTTTACCCTTGCTTGCCATAATGGCAATACTTGTACTTAGTGTTTTGGTTCGGGTAGTCAATCATATTGAAATAACACTGGCAGGCGTGAGGCGTGGCCTTTTTGATTTCCAACACTTTAGCCAATGCATCTTCAGGGTCTGTACATTCGATGATAGTGTCCACCAAGGTGTCTTGATAATCACCCTGACGATTAGTGATAGGTGTGTGACCGATGTCAGACCAGATATAGACTTGGGTTTTGTAGGTGGTTTTCATGGTGCTGATCCTTTGCAAGTCTGACAGAACCCTGTGTTCTGCCATTGGTTCTACTGTACCACCCCTTGCAGGTGTGCACATTAGGGAAAACCCTAGGTTTGCCTGTCTTTACACATCTTTACATTAGACCGATTTAAACGCCCTCAGAGCGATTATTTTGGTTCAGGCTACCTTGGTATCAAAAATAGTTATCCACACCAGTAGTGGTACTTGTCCACAGTTTTGACTCTTATATAAGACTGACAACCTGTGGATAACGTGGGCATAGACCTTGCATGGTACTGTATATCTATACAGTATAGGGTTTACCCTTACTCTGGTGTTTCACGTGGAACAGTCTGCACAGGTTATCGCCAGAGGGTGCTTAATCGATCTCCACACCTTATCCACAACTGTATAGAACCCCAGTGTGAATATCCTGTGGATAACTTTGTATGATTGTCAGACAATCCTATGGTGCACTGCAACATAAGTGAGCACTAACTAACTTTAGAGTCTGGACTCTAATGTGCTAGTGAGTACTCACATAGGGGGGAGGGGTGTTGCGCTGGAGTTTACTTTTGCAGGAGCCTCTAGCGCACACAAAAGAGTAGAATTAGAGTTTTAAGTCTAAAAAGTAAACCATTAATTGGGGACAGATGAGATCACGTAAGTTATTGAAAGATAACGACAATTAGCCATAGAAGACATAATTTAACATAATATCGTAAAAGGAGACTCTGAAGACCATCCGTGCACCCTGAAAGCGGGACTTTAAAGTGAAGACCTAATCATAAAAAAAGACAATAAATCGCTTGACATCATCCAAAAAGTATGATAAAGTATCTTTAGAGTATACTTTTATGCATTAATGTATACTTTAAAGTACACTAATGCGTTAAAGTTCTTTAATGTTTAATAATAATTATATATAATATATAAGATATACATTAAAGTACATTAAAGCTAAAGGGGGAACCCTAGATTTTTGTCTAATCAACCGTTGATCGTAAGATCAACTAAGTGTGAAAATAATTCACACGCCATGTCCCAAAGGATAAACATGGAACCTGAAGTTAAGAAACGTGGTCGAGGAAGACCCAAGAAGGGAGAGATTGTCGCCCTTAAGAAAAAGAATACTGGTGTCATGGGTCGTCCCAAGGGTGATACGGCTATCATCAATGAGTACAAACTCAGGATGCTGAACTCACCCAAGAGCGCAAAGGTGCTTGAGGCTATTTATGACGCTGCTTTGGATAATGAACATAAGAACCAAGCTGCTGCATGGAAGTTGATTGTCGATAGGATTGTGCCTGTATCGGCTTTTGAGGCTTCAAAGCAGGGTGGTAGTACCCCAAGTATCAGTATCAACATTTCTGGCCTCCAAAGCCCTTCTGTGGACCTTGATGAGCCTTTGGAAATGGTAGAGGACGTGACTGACGTGGAAATCAAGGATTTGTAATGGACTTTAGTAAATTTAAAGGGTTGACATCCGATAACAAAAACCTTAAAGTAGACTTCAAGCCTCTAAACTTTGATGCTTTGTTAAATGCTGGTGCGTTTAGGGTTACAAACATTGGACAAGATAAAACATTTAATCCTGATCCATCTGCTGGTTTTTCTATTGTTTCAGCTTATAATGACGCTGTTAAAAACAGTCAGTCTAAAAGCTGGCCTGATAATGAATCAGCTTATAATGTTGTAAAAGAAATGTTTATGACAAGGCCGGAAGACATTACCCCTCATAAATATTTACAAATTGTAGAGTCTGCAAGACAACTGGGTATTCCAGACAATCAGATTTTTATTCAAAAAGAACAAACGGTAAATCCTGATTACAGTGATCCGTTTGGATTTACGATTAAATGACCAGTCTTAATTTCCAACTGTTGAAGTGGCAGCAGAGTGTCTTTGGGTCAAAGAAGCGGTTTAAGGTGGTTGCTGCAGGTCGCCGATGTGGTAAGTCCCGGTTGTCTGCTGTTACCTTGTTGATTGAGGGTTTGAATTGTCCTGACGGTTCAGCGGTGATGTATATTGCTCCAACGCTGGGACAGGCTAGATCGATTATCTGGGACTTGCTCCATGAGTTGGGTAGGCCAGTGATTAAGTCCAGCCACGTGAACAACCTTGAGATCACGTTGATAAACGGACGTAAGATTCTTGTAAGGGGCGCTGATAATCCAGACTCTTTGCGTGGTATGTCTCTGACTTATGTGGTCTTGGACGAGTGTGCATTCGTTAAACAGGATGTGTGGGAAAAGATTATCCGAGCATCTTTGTCTGACAAGAAGGGTAGAGCGTTGTTTATTTCTACTCCTTCTGGCAGGAACTGGTTCTATGATGTGTTCCAGCTCGGTCAGGAAGAGGATGATGAGTGGAAGAGTTGGCACTTTACCACCAAGGACAATGAAACCATTGATCCGAAGGAAATTGAAGCTGCTCAGAAGACTCTCAGCTCTTTTGCCTTCAAGCAGGAATACCTGAGTTCCTTTGATACCGCAGGGGCTGACGTATTCAAGGAAGAGTGGTTTAAGGAAGTGAAGGAGCCTCAGTTTGGGGCTTATTATGTTGCGGTGGACTTGGCTGGGTTTGAGGACGTAGCTAAGAATGCTGGAGCATCCAAGAAACGATTAGATGAAACTGCTATTGCTATTGTTAAGCTTTTGGATAACGGTGATTGGTGGGTTCATAGCATTGAGCATGGCAGATGGGACATTAGGCAGACTGCTGTCAATATCCTGAAGGCTATCAGGGATTTCCAACCGAGTGCAATCGGTATTGAGCGAGGAGCATTGAAGAATGCTGTCTTACCTTATTTAAATGACTTGATGAGGAAGAATAATATCTATGCCCATATACACGATCTTACTCATGGAAACAAAAAGAAAGTGGATCGAGTTATCTGGTCACTACAGGGACGCTTGGAGCACGGTCGAATCACATTCAATGAGAATGAGGATTGGACTGAGTTTAGGGATCAACTCATCATGTTCCCTACCTCTGGTGTGCATGATGACCTAGTTGATGCTTTGAGTTATGTGGATCAGCTTGCAGTTGCTAACTACAACGTTGATTATGAGGAAGATGAGTTTGAAATTCTTGACCCGATAGCAGGATATTAAGATGATTAAAAAAGGTAAAGAAGAGTTTAAGGGCTATAACAAGCCTAAACGTACTCCGGGACACCCTACTAAATCTCATGCTGTGTTGGCTAAATCTGGCGATGAAGTTAAGTTAATTCGCTTCGGTCAACAAGGCGTACAAGGTTCTCCTGACGGTACAGCCCGTAACAAGGCTTTCAAGGCTAGACACGCAGAGAATATCGCTAAAGGTAAGATGTCTGCGGCGTACTGGGCTAACAAAGTTAAATGGTAAGGAAACACAATGGAAGAAACTGAATACGAAGGCTACGAGGAACCCACGGAAACTGACCGTGACTTGGTTAGTTTTGTTATTGACCATACGAACCGTTGGCGTGACTACCGAGATGTGAACTTCCTTGGTAACTGGGAAGAATACGAACGTATTTTCCGTGGTCAGTGGAATGCTGAGGATAAAACCAAGGATTCCGAACGTAGTCGTATTGTGTCTCCTGCCACGCAGCAGGCGATTGAGACTCGCCACGCTGAGGTGATGGAAGCTATCTTTGGTCAAGGCGAATTCTTTGACATCAAAGATGACATCATGGATGTGAATGGTAATCCTCTTGATATTGAGGAAATCAAGCTGAAGCTGAACGAAGACTTCAAGCAAGACAAGATCATCAAGGCTATCGATGCTATCGAACTCATGGCTGAGATTTATGGTACTGGTATCGGTGAGATTCTGGTTAAGGAAACCACGGCTTATCGTCCTGCCACCAAGAGTATTCCCGGTATTGCCGGACAAGCAGCCATCGGAGTAGAGGAATTCAAGCGCATCAGTGTTCCGCTGAAGCCAGTGAATCCCAAGAACTTCCTGATTGATCCCAACGCTGACAGCATCGAGGATGCGCTTGGAGTTGCCATCGAGAAGTATGTCTCCATGCACAAGATCGTGCAGAACATGGAGAATGGAACCTACAAGAAGGCTGACATTACGTCAGACTATGGTTCACAGGATCTGGAACCTACTCAAGAAGAGACTCAGTTCCAAGATGATAAGGTAAAGTTACTGACTTATTATGGTTTGGTTCCTAAAGAACTTCTGGATGGAAAAGAAGATACGGAATACGAGGATCTGTTCCCTGAAGGTTCAGAGGCTGATGACTACGCTAACTTGGTGGAAGCCATTGTGGTTATCGCCAATGACAGTATCCTGCTGAAGGCTGAAGCAAGTCCGTACATGATGAAAGATCGTCCCGTGGTAGCGTATCAAGACGATACGGTTCCCGGACGCTTCTGGGGTCGTGGTACGGCTGAGAAGGCTTACAATATGCAGAAAGCCATCGACAGTCAGTATCGTTCCATGCTGGACTCTATGGCCCTGACTACAGCGCCTATGGTGGCTATGGACGCTACTCGACTGCCACGTGGCGCTAAGTTTGAGGTTCGTCCGGGTAAGGCAATCCTGACCAACGGCGCACCGTCAGAGATCCTGATGCCGTTCAACTTTGGGCGCACTGACGGAACCAATGCTGCTGCAGCTCAGAACTTTGAGCGTATGCTGCTGCAGGCTACGGGTACTGTGGACGCATCTGGTATGCCCACACAAGCTCCTCGTGATGCTGGCGCTAGTGGCATGAGCATGGTTTTGGCTGGAATTATCAAGAAGTACAAGCGTACCTTGAGCAACTTCCAAGAAGACTTCCTGATTCCGTTCATCAAAAAGGCTGCATTCCGTTATATGCAGTTTGACCCTGAGCGTTATCCTTCTGTGGATATGCAATTTATTCCCACTGGTAACTTGGGCATTATTGCACGGGAATATGAGCAACAACAGTTCATTGGACTACTCCAGACCCTTGGACCTGACACCCCTGTGCTACCGATTATCCTGAAAGGTATTTTGGCTAACAGCTCTCTGTCCAATCGAGCAGAACTTATGGCTGCTTTGGATCAGATGAGCCAGCCCAATCCGCAGGCACAGCAGGCTGCTATGCAGGCCCAGCAGCTCGATATGGCGCTCAAGCAGGCTCAGACGCAGGAATTGGGTGCTAAGGCTTCCAAAGAGGCTGCTGAGGCTCAGAAGACCATGATTGAGGCTCAGATGATCCCTGAAAAGCATCGGGTTGACATCATTCAGGCTGCTGCAACGAATATCGACCAGAGTGGCGACTTTGAAAAGCGCCTCAAATTGGCTGATGTGATGCTAAAAGAGAAGCAAGTTAACCTAAAAGCGGCTGATATTGCCTCAAATGAGCGTATTGCAACCCTCCAAATGATGAATAGAGCAAAAAAGGCTTGACAAAGTAATCCTTTTCTGCTAAATTAACGTTATTATTAACTACTAAGTTCTCCAAATGGACAAAGAACTACAAGTTTATTACGAAGAGATGTTTTCGATGATGGCTACCAAAGGGTGGTCATTATTGATGGAAGATTTCCAAGCATTGAAGGCTAGTTTAAACGATTTATCTACTGTCACGGACACACAAGATCTTTATTTCCGTAAAGGACAGTTAGATATTCTTAATCTGGTTCTCCAGCGCAGGGAGATATGTGAGAAAGCCTACGAGGAGCTTCAACATGAAGAGAATGTTTGAGTTCTGTTGTGAGGATTTTCACATAACCGAGGCTTATGTGGACGACAGTATCCGAGTAAGGGCTTGCCCAATCTGCTCACAAGATGCTAAACGCATAATCTCAAAGCCCATGTTTAAGTTAGAGGGAATAACAGGTCAGTTCCCGACAGCTTATGACGCATGGGAGCGTAAGAGGGCTGAGAAATTAGCTGTTGAACGCAAACAAAACGGAACAGAAGACTTTGCATAAGTCCGTTCCATTCTATAAATAATCCTAGAACCGTTTATCGGCAGGAAAGGTAAGTATGGCATTGATTGACGAAGAAATTGAGAAGCCGAGTGAGATCGAGGCTGAAGATTTTAAGCAGACTCAAGAGGAAGTAGAAACTACTCCCGAACCTGCAGCTCCCCAAGTTCCTGAGAAATACTCAGGCAAGAGCTTGGAAGAGATTGTGAAGATGCACCAAGAGGCTGAAAAGCTGATTGGTAGGCAAGCACAAGAAGTAGGTGAGATGCGTAAACTCGCAGACCAACTGATTCAGCAGAACCTCAGTAAAGAGCAACCAGTTGCTAGACAAGAAACAGAGATTGACTTCTTTGAAGATCCGAAAACAGCGGTTCAAAAAGCAGTTGAGGCTCATCCAGACATTATCGCTGCTCGTGAAGCTG